TGGGGGGCGATCGTCCGTCGCCATCGAGCATCCGTCGCTTTCAGGTGGTCCCCAACCCAACCGCACTGGAAGATGCCCTCCAGCCGTCCTGCGTACTTTTCATACACGACCTTTGCGACTACCGTTCCGTCGCGTGATGCGCTCCCGACAGACCCTTCTGTCCAGGATCGCACCCGTTTGGCGGGCGGTCCCCGACGCGCTGCAGTCCCTTTCTCTCGCTCCGTGCCGCCGCCGAGGCTCCTTGCTCGGGAGGGCGGGGTTTCGTCCGCGGGAGGGGGCGCTGTAGCGCGCCGAGATTCGATGCCCTTCCCATCGACGCCAAGCCTTGCGGCTTGGGTAAGGGATGTGTTGCAATCCCTATAGCTTTTATTATAAGCAAAGTAATGGCGGTGTCAATAGGAAAACTCATAATTTCAAACAAAAGCTATGTTTGCGGGCAAAAAAAAGGCCACCGCGAAGGTGGCTCTTTGCGGAAATCGTAGGTTAGAGACCGCCTGCTCCAGACCTGTCGATGACTCTTCCGACGATGTAGACGAACTCTGTTTCAGTAGCTGGGATTACTTCTGGCTTCCATGACGGATTCTCTGACACTACATATAAGTCGCCATTCATGAGGCGGCGAAGACGCTTGACTCGCCACTCACCGCGATACGTGAAAACGTAGACGCGATCATTGATGATGTCTCGTTGGGCTTCGTCCACGGTTACGGAGTCTCCGTCAAAAAGAAGCGGCTCCATGCTCTCGCCAGATACTTCAAATACTTTTAGGTGCGACTGTTTGTACTGGTGCTTCTGGAGCCAGGAACGTCTGTATGACTTGGGTTCTGCGGTCTCGTCGATTGTGTAGGTTGGCGGCGTGTAGCCGTCACCGGCGGAGCATTGAATCGTATACACGGGGATTTTCACAAAGTCAGAGTCGTCGTCGATTTCCTCGGTGATGAGCGGCAGGACAGGTGTGGCTTTGGGCAAAGGATCGCCTACACCGGCAAGAAGCCATTCATACATAACGGGTAGTTTTTTGCAGATGGCAACGGCTGCCTCGGCACGGATGGAGGAGGTCTTACCGTTCAGCCAGTGCGCAACAGATGGCTGGCTAACGCCAGCAATGCGGGCAAGCTCTGACTGTGAGAGGTTGTAGGTGGACTGCAACCAAGAGATTCGTTCAGAAAGCGTACTCATAATTAAAAATCTTATAACAGAGCGTCATAACAGTTCCTCTAGTAAGCTATAATAAAAGCTATAACGCACAAGGAGTTGTTATGGACTTAGCCAAACAGAGATCTACTGCAATAGCGCGCTCGCTGGTTTCGGAGATTGGTACCCAGTCGAAGACCGCGAAGGTGGTCGGGGTTTCACAGCCCACGATTGCTATCTGGATCCGCAACGGGATTGGTCGAACTCGAGAGAACGATCTCCGGTTCCGATTTCCAAATTTAGAGACGTGGAAGCTTTTCCCGGCTTTGGAGGTCGTTGACAAATGTTCGTCCGACCAGAGCTAAGAAAGGGCGACGTTGACGTGCGCCTCAAAGCCCCGAAAACGATGATCGAAAAGCTCGACTTGCTAAGCATAGCTTTCGGCCTCACGAGACAAGATGTGATCCTGATTGCTCTTGACGCTTATGTTCAAGAACTATCCCATGTCTCTAAGGTACTCGCCCCAGCCGTGGCGAAGCAACGGAATCGTGACGGAAACGGAACGGACGAGGAGAGATAGCGATGGGATTTCTTGCAGTTTTTAAGGTTCGCGGTTCTGGGTTGACGAACAAAACCGAAGTCGACGTTCTGGAGGCTTTAGCTTTCTTTATGAACGATCAATCTGGAGTGTGCTTTCCGTCGACCGATGCGGTCGCGCGGATTGCTCGTGTTCACCCGAATGTCGCCAGAAAGACGCTCAAAGAACTCGAGGCCAACGGCCTGATTTCCACGCGACAAGCTCCTGGCTGTCGTCGATATTTTGACCTGCATCTAGACCGCCTCCCCCTTAACGAAACTGCAGGGGGGAACGATCTTGACGGGGTTAAAGAAGTTGAACCCCTTAAAGATGTTGAAGGGGTTAAAGAAGTTGAAGTAGTCCCCTTAAAGAAAGTTGAGGGGGCCCCTTTAACTTCTTTAAGTACACCCCTTAAAGATCTTGATCCCGAACTAACAAAAGAACTAACAAGAGAACAAAGAAGGGAACTGACAAGTTTGGATGCACCCGAGCGCACGCTGTGGGAAACCGATCATTTTGACAACACCGTCAAAAAGATCGAAAAGCCAAAACGGCAAGCAACGGACAAGGGGTCTCGACTCTCAATCACAGAACTCCCAGACGACTGGAAGGCTTTCGCTGAGCAGGAAGAACCCGACCTCGACCCGCAACGCCTCTTTGAAAACTTCCACGACTACTGGAACGGACTATCAGGAGCAAAGGCAATCAAAAAGGACTGGACGGCCACATGGCGAAACTTCGTCAGAAGCTTCCACAACGCCGAAGACTGGAAACGTCGTCCGATGCTCAAACGTGCTCCTGTCCATTCACCTTCAAGACCTGGTCAGTTCGTTGAGAAAAAACAATCCGAGCGTGACTACTTTGACTGGTAAACAAAAAATTGACTACTGACATCACCACGAAACTCAAAACGGCCTGTGCCATTCCCGCCTCAAAGGAGGTGACGTTCGAATGCCAGATTCACGGCGTCCAGACGTACACCACCTATCTGCGTCGCGACGGCTCTTGGGCTGAGCCGTACTGTCCAGAATGCCGAAGGATCGAGAAGGAACGCGCCGAGCTGCTTGCAGAGATGCAGGCGGACGCGAAAGAGCGCGCCGGTGGCTTGACTCGTGCGCTTCACTGCGAAAGGCCGCTGGACTTCGACGTTCCTTGCTTCGCCAACTATCAACCTGAGACGCAGGAAGAAGAACGCAACCTATCCATCTGTCGTCGCTTTGCCGAGCGGTTCACGGAACGTGAGCTTGAGCGAGAGAGGGCGCATAACGCACAGGAACCGGATTGGCGCTCTAAAAACTCCATGGGTCTTCTGCTCTTCGGCAACTATGGCACGGGCAAGACGCACCTCGCCTACTCGATCCTGAAGGAACTCGATCGCCAGGGACTGCCCGGGTACTACATCACAATCCCCGACCTCTTCGACCGCATCTCCGACCGCGTCAATCGCATTGACGTGGCTGACGTGCTCGGAAAGCTTTGCATGGTCTCTTGCCTTGTCCTCGATGAGATCGGAGTCCAGTCTGGCGACGCCGACGAGAAGAAGCGTCTCTACCAGATCATTGATGGCCGTATCAAGAACGGTCGCCCGACCATTCTCGTCACGAACCTCGATCGCTCTGAGTTAGTAAACCTTTTGACCGAGCGCGTGGTTTCTCGCGTCATCCAGTCGTCTTACAAGCTTTTCTTTACTGGACGGTGCAGGCGTGAATCCGTCCGTCGCTCTGCTGAGGAGGTTTTCTGATGATTCTTGATGAGTTCACCGGTCGCAACTGCAAGCGCACCGAGTATATCGACGCTTCAGGCAAGCACTGGATCGTGCGCACGGACCCGGTCTTCGTTGAACGCAAGCTCGACCGATACGAGACGACGCTGCTACTTCACCTCGAGCACTGCAACGTCCCACGTCGCCGCGCCACCAGCGCAACGAAAGAACGCGCATACCTCAAGCACGATGGATTTGTCGCACGGCTACAGCGAGAAGACGCAACGAAACAGGAGGAAGTATGAGATGGAACATCAAGGGCTTCGACCAGTACGAAGTCGACGAGGCAGGGCAAGTCTGGGCCAAGCCGCAAAAGCGCCGATTCGGCAACAGCTGTCGCCTGATCCCCGAAAAGCTACTCAAGCTCGAAAAGGCGGGCACGTGGCAGATGCGGAAGGCGGGGCTGCCACAACGTCTACGCCCCGACGAAATTGAACAACTCAAAATCGCAAAAGGAGAAACCGATGCAACTCACTCGTAGCTCCCGCATGTCCGAAATCAAGGACGAGGACTTTGAGCCGATCGAGAAGGACGGGAAGCTCAATGCCCCCAAAATCGGCGAGCGATGCCTTTTCCTGCTCAGAGCCTGGCACGGGCGTCCTGTCAATGGCTTCAGGGTCTTCGGATATCGGGAGGACGATGCGCTCATCTACGTACCTCTCTACAAGCAAAGCCTGTCGCTCCTGAACGTCAAGGGCTGGATCCTCGCTGGCGGTGAGCCGTTCTACAACGGACGATTCGGAGGCGCGAAATGACCAGCCTCTTCACACCTGACGAACTACCGCGCATGGCTAAAACGCTCAAGACGCTCGAGACGACCATCGACGCGATCGTCTGCGCAGATGAAAGCCAGCACGTGAGAAATCACGTCTGGGATCGTGCAGAAAACCGAAAGCACGTCAAGCAGGCTCTTCGCGCCGCAAAGCACCAGGCAGATTCCATGCTGCGACTGATGGAGCGCACCGACATCGAGAGACTCGCACATGAATAGAAAAGTCTTCGCGCTCGGGCGCATGAAGTCCGGACAGATGAACCGCACAGAGGCGGCTTATGCAACCACGCTAGAAGCCGCCAGAAACGCGCATGAGATCGTCTGGTATGCCTTTGAAGGTGTCACCCTTAAGCTCGCCGACGGATGCCGCTACACCCCTGATTTCGCCGTTCTGCGGGCTGACGGAGTGATGGAGATGCATGAGGTCAAGAGCTACTGGATCGGAGATGCCAAAACGAAGGTCAAGGTAGCAGCTGAGAAGTTTCCGTTTGTCTTCAAAGCTGTCTACAAGCAAGCCAAGAAAGACGGTGGTGGCTGGAGGATTGAGGAGTTCTGATGATTACGAAAGAGCAAGAACGGCGTTTGCGGAATTGGGCAAGGGCTAATCGGGAATGCCCTCGAGCAAAGAAAGGCGCAACACTGGTTTTCTGCGAGTCACTTCGGTACTACTACGATCGCCAGCCGGAAGAGGACGAGCAACCCCCAATCAAACGATCCATTCCCGCTGCAAAAGGCATAGACCTGGCAGATGCCGATCTACTGGATGAGGCTTACCGAGACAGGCAACTGACTAATGTCTACCGAAACCTCCTAAGGCTCTACTACTGTTGCTTCACCTCTCCAAGCGTGATCGAGCAGAAGTTATCGCTGGGACAGAAAACCTTCCTTATGCACAAAGAAAGAGCGGTAGCAAAGCTTTTCGAAATCGCCGATTCTCTCGAAGAAAAAGTGCTAAAATAACAGGGTATTGATAGAGCAGTTGGCTCTCGGTTTGACTCCGCAGCTCCCGAAATGGGAGCTTTGTCATGTCCGAAAGAAACGAACCCGCAAGCATTGGCAAGCGTTTCAGAGCCGACGCTAGCTTGAGTTAAGATGTAATTGAGCCCGTGGTGAAGAACTGCGGGCTTTTTTTCGTTTACAACACCGCGCACGCCTCTCAACGATGCGCAACCCGCGCGGTTTCCATTCGCTACCTTAGGTCAGTTTGCTCTAAGGCCTGGGTGGGGAGAAATCCTCGCCCTCTCTAATTCCTTGGGTTACCTATGAAGAAAGCTATTGTGGCGGCCATTGCGGTCGCCTTTTTCGTTTCTACAGCAGCTGAAGCACGAGGTGGTCGTGGGTTCAGCGGCGGTCGTTCGTTCTCCCGTCCTGCTCCTACGAAGAGCTATGCACCGAAGCGCACGACCGTTGTGAAGAAGAACACGACCGTCATCAACCAGACGGTTCACCAGAACACCTCCTCCAGTGGCGGCGGCTTCTGGTCGACCGTCATGGGGGCCGCCGCAGGCTCTATGGCAGGCAATGCCATCTACGACGTGATGACGAAGGACAACGAACCGAAACAGCCCGCACAGGCTCCTCAGCAACCGCAGGTCGTTTATGTTCCTGTCGGTTCTGACGGAAAGCCCGTTCAGCAGCCCCAGTAAGACAAAACCCGCCAAGGCATCTGCCTCGCGGGTTTTTTATTGCCCAAAATCCTCGGAGGAACCGTGAGATTCGTTGATGTAGTCTGCCGGTTCTATGACGGGGCCGCGGACTTTAAAGAAGAGGATCATCCGCGCGATGGAGATGGCAGGTTCACAACTTCTCGTTTGCAAGCGTCAAAAAAGTCAACCAAACAATTTAGGCGTGAGCATGTATCAAAGTCGATCAAAGACTTTTATGGAGAAGAGCTGAAAGGTCGTGGTCTAACTGGGAGAGAGGCAGTTTCCAAACTGGTTCAAGAACAACGAGGTCACATCAAGGCGGCGTTTCATCGAGAGGACATTGGAGACATTGACCTAGTGTGGGGAGATCCGATCGCGGGACTGTGCCACGTGTTCTATCGCAGGATTCAGAAAAAACAGGATGTGCAAAAAGTCATAAATAACATCTCGAACACGATCGCAAACGGGAAACGAAACCCGTCAAGAGAGGACGATAGGAGTTATGTGATTGAACACGGAACGGTTCGAGTGATGATATCGAAAAGTTTCAAGGAAGATGGCCGGGTTCGATTGATGATAAGTGCATACGAGCCGGATGGAAGACCTGAAGGCGGGAAAAAAGAAAACCTCCGTAGTTAACGGAGGTTCTCAACTTGAGCATCACAGGTGCGGTGCCGCTGACCTGTGTTTCACCCGCCGCCAGACTTCGCAAACGGAACTCTTAGTTCAATCTCATCTTAATCGAAAACCGCTGATAGCACAAGCCACGGCGTCATATTTTTAGGGAGGTGTTGGCTTATGACGCAAGAACAAACCAAGGCCGCTCCTAAAAAGATGGGGCGTCCAAGCAAGTACACGGAAGAACTGGCTCAAAAGATCTGCGACTTGATCCGAGAAGGCAAGTCTGAACGACAGATCTGCAAGATGCCGAACATGCCAACCGCAATGACTTTGCGGCGTTGGAAAGAAGGCAATCCGGACTTTTGTGCCCAATCCGCGCGCGCGAGGGAGGAGAGCGCTGAGAAGTTCAATGACGAACTCCTCGACCTCCAAGACGAACTCAACGACCAGTTGCAGACGCGTCTCTCAACCGGCGAGGACTTTCCGAAGGGTGCGGTTGAAGCCTACAAGGTGCTGATGCAGGAAAAAGCCCGACAGGCTGCTTGGCGTGATGATTCACGCTACGGCAATCGCAAGACCGTAAAGGTTGATGCGACTGAGGACGCCAAGGGCATGGCTGAGGTTTACGCAAAGATGTTGGAGGCTCAGAAGGATGGCTGATCCCTTCCGAGAGATCTGGCGGCCGCACCGGTACAAGGTCTTTTACGGCGGCCGCGGCTCGGGGAAGTCTTGGGCGGTCGCGCAGGCGTTGATCGTCATGAGCGACCTGGCCTGCATCCGCGTGCTGTGCTGTCGTGAAATTCAGAACTCGATCCGCGATTCGTCGTATCAGGTCCTAAGGGACACCGCTGAGCGTCTTGGCATTGCCGGGCGCTTTTCCTTTTTGGAGTCGGAGATCCGCCATACCGTGACGGGGAGCCGTTTCATCTTCAAGGGCCTGTGCCGCAACGAGCAGAGCGTCAAGTCGACCGAAGGCATCGATGTGTGCTGGGTCGAGGAAGCGCAAACGGTCTCGGAGGTCTCGTGGGAAGTGTTGATCCCGACGATCCGCAAGCCCGGCTCCGAAATTTGGGTGACGTTCAACCCGCTCAACTCGGACGACCCGACCACGCGGCGCTTCATCGAGAACCCGACGCCCGACGCCTACGTGCGCAAAGTCAACTACGACGAGAACCCGTATCTCCCCGATGCGTTGCAGAAGGAGCTTGAGCACGATCGCAAGACCGACTACGAGAAGTATCTCCATATTTGGGAGGGCTACCCTCGAACCGTCAGCGACGCTCAGATCTTTCGAGGCCGATACGTCGTCGAGCCGATTCCTGAGGATCTTTGGAAGAAGGCGGATCGCCTTTTCTTTGGAGCGGACTTCGGATTTGCGCGAGACCCTTCGACGCTTGTGCGGTGCTTCATCATCGACAACCGCCTCTACATCGATCACGAGGCGTATGGCGTCGGGGTTGAGATCGACGAGCTTCCGCAGCTCTATCGAGGCGTCCCTGGCTCAACGCAGTGGCCCATCAAGGCCGACGCCGCGCGACCGGAGACGATCTCTTTCTTGAAGAACCGCGCAGGCTTTCAGATCTCTGCCGCAAAGAAGTGGCAGGGATCTGTTGAGGACGGCATCGCCTACCTAAAGGGCTTCGACAAGATCGTCATCGATCCGCGATGCAAGCACGCCGCCGACGAGTTCCGCCTCTATTCGTACAAGGTGGACAAGACGACTGGCGAGGTCATGCGTGTCATCGTTGACGCGAACAACCATGTGTTGGACGCCATCAGGTACGCCCTGGACGGCTACATCACCAACCCGCAAAACGTTTATTGGGAAAAGCTGGCACGACTATGAAGATGCGAAATCGAAAATCGGCTCGGTCGCTTGCCAAGCAAAAAAGCGACTTCATGCGTTTCACCGACGGCGTGAGCAATCCTTTGCTTCGCATCGGAACAGGAACGCTCAATAGCTTCGCCGCGAGCACCTACCGCCCCGAGTTCGTCTCGATGGGGCGCCAGGTCCTTGAGTGGGCGTATCAGACCTCCTGGCTGTGCGGCCTTGCGGTTGACGTTGTCGCCGAGGATATGACTCGTGAGGGAATTGAACTGAAGCTCGACGATCCCCAGATTGCGGACCGCATCAATGCCGACCTTGACGACTACGGCGTCATGGAAAGCCTCTGCGAAACGATCAAGTGGGCGCGGCTCTACGGAGGTTCGATTGGCGTCATCCTGATCGACGGTCAGAGCGTTGACGAACCCCTTGAGTCCGTTCCGCCAGGAAGCTTCCGTGGGCTCCTGGTTCTTGATCGGTGGCAGCTCGACAACACGAACTTCGACCCCGTTCAGGAGATGGGTCCCGATTTCGGAAAGCCCGACTACTACCGCGTCGTCGCGAAGAATTGCGAGGTCGACTTCGGAACGGACCGTATCCATCACTCACGAGTCATCCGACTCGAAGGGCGAAAGCTCCCTTTCTACCTTCGCCAGTCCTATCAGGGATGGGGTGCAAGCGTTCTCGAGCCGATCTGGGATCGCGTCAAGGGCTTCGACATTGCCACCTCGGGCGCGACTCAGCTCCTTTCCAAGGCGTACCTGCGGTACTACAAGGTCAAGGGGCTTCGAGACATCCTGACGAACCCGATCGCTGCCAAGGGCTTCAAGGCTCAGATGGACACGATCCGCGAGTTCCAAGGTGCTGAAGGCTTGACTGTCGGAGACGTGGAGGATGACTTTCAGACTCTGACGTACACCTTCACGGGCATTCCCGAAGTCATGCTTCAGCTCGGTCAGCAAATCTCGGGCGCGCTCGGCATCCCGCTCGTCCGCCTGTTCGGTCAGTCCCCTGCGGGCCTGAGCTCGACGGGTGAGTCGGACATTCGTATGTACTACGACTCGATCAAGAAGCAACAGCGCTCCATGCTTCGAAGCGGCGTGAAGAAGCTTCTTGACGTGATGTACCAGTCCGCGACAGGCAAGCCTGCACCTGCGGACCTGTCGTTTGACTTCCGTTCGCTTTGGCAGATGGATCAGAGCGAAAAGGCTAGTGTCTGCGCCACTGCCTTCGCTTCGATTCGAGACGCCTACTCGAACGGCATGATCGATCTGCCGACGACCCTGAAGGAGCTCAAGGCTCTGTCCGATACGGTCGGCATATTCAGCTCAATCACCGACGAGGACATCGCCGATGCCGAGAAGATGGAGGCGATGGACCTTCCTGAGGCCCCGGAGTTGACTTATGAAAATCTCCAAGCGCAAATCCCGAACGGCCTTCAGGGAGCCAACCCGAACGGCCAGACTCGACCGTTGGTATCGAACCCAGCTCTTGAAGATCAGCGATCAGGTCTCTGAAATCGTAAGGGCCATTGACGATGAGGACCCGATCCTTTTCGCGGGCCGCGCACAGGCGGCGCTAAACGCCTACAGCGGAACGCTGACCGACTGGGCTACGCAGGTCTCCAAGAAAATGGTTCAGGAGGCCGCAGACGCCGATTATCAGGTGTGGCTCAAGGTTGGTTCAGCGATTAGCCGAGAGACCAGAAAGCTTCTTCGAGAGTCAGGTGCAGGCACTGTTTTTAGGAGTGTACAGGCCGAGCAGATCGACCTCATCAAGTCGATCCCCACGGAGGCCGCCGTCAAGGTTCAGGAGTGGACGAAAGACGGTCTCTCAAGTGGTGAGCGCTATGAGTCGATCGCAAAACGCATCAGGGAAGAGCTTCCCGACATCACGAAAAACCGAGCAAATCTCATCGCCAGAACGGAGACCGCGAGAGCACGCTCCAACTTTACGCAGGCAAGAGCGAGGAACGTTGGGTCGCCTGGGTACATATGGCACACGGTTGGCGATTCGCGCGTGAGGCCAATGCACGCGGCCCTGGACGGCTCTTATCAAACCTGGGACAAACCGCCGGTCTGCGACGTTGGTCGTGGCGGGCAACCGCTTAGGGCGCACCCCGGCTGCATTTGGAACTGCCGGTGCTGGCCCGAGCCCGTGTGGCCTGAGGAGTTGCAATGAAATTCAAAGACGGACAGTTTTTCACTGTCGAAAAAGTAAGTCCTCGGATGGAAAAAACGCCCGAGGGCTTTTTGCTGTGCAAGGCTGTGCCGATTTCTAGGGTGGGAGTCTTCAACTACTCGCCCGAAGAAACGGGGTTGACCCCATCAGCCGACGGGGTCGTTCACGTTGAGCGGCCTGCTGAGGAGCTTTTTGCTGAGGCCACGATCAAGTCCTTCGAGGGCAAGGACGTTGTCTTCGGTCACAGCTCTTTTGTGGACCCTCAGAACTGGAAGTCACGATCTGTCGGGACTGTCCAGAACGTCCGTCGTGGCGAAGGCGACGACGAAGACAAGCTCGTAGCTGACCTCCTTATCAAGGACAGGCGTGCAATCGAAGCTGTTGAGACGGGTCGCTTGCGCGAAGTCTCGTGCGGTTACGACGCCAATACCCAAGATGTGGAGGGAGGCCGCGTGCGGCAGGTGGGCATCGTGGGAAACCATGTTGCTCTGGTTGAAAAAGGGCGGTGCGGAGCCGCCTGCAAAATCCGAGATGGAGCTATGACTGCAAATCTGAAAACCATTCTTCGTCGCGTGTTCAAGGACGGCGACGAGGAGAAGTTCAATGAAGAGCTTGACAAGGTCGAAGTGAAGCCCATCGGCGACGAAGACGGCACCGACCCGATCACGCCGAGGGCTGACAACACGAAGACCGTTGAAGAGCGACTCGCCGTGCTCGAACACGAGTACGGCGAAATGGGCCAGAAGATCGACGCCATGCGTCAGATGCTTGAACGGCTCATGCCTAAGGACCCCGTTGTCGACGAGGACGGCGACGACGACAAGGGCGATGATCCCGAAGCCGTAGAAGTCGAAGATAAGTACGCCGAAGAGGTCATGGACGAAGCTGAAGAGCTTTGCCCCGGCATGAAGCGACCCGTTGGCGACGCGGCCAACGGCAAGTTCACGAAGGGGCTTATCAATCGCATGAAGCGTCAGGCGCTCAAGGGTGCGGGCGTTAAGGCTTTCGGCGATTCCGCAACGCTCGACGGTGCAGCACTCGATACGGCTTTCAAAGCCGCGCTGATGCTCAAGCGAGCCAGCAAGAACCCGCGCGCGAAGAAGTTTGGCGACGGCCGACTCACCGATCGACCTTCGAACACCGACCTCAACAAGCGTTTCGCCCAGTTCTGGAACAACAAGGAGTAAATCATGCCGCAGTTTATTGGCACCTCCATGCCGCGTGGCTTCGCTGGCGCGTTGACCCGTGGTTTCTACGACAACACGACCGAAGTCAAGGCGAACGACTCGACGGCTCCCGTCTACGAATTCGGCGTCCCTGTAAAGCTCAATTCTGCGGGAACCGGCGCAACCCCGACGACCGCAACCGGAGATGCCGTCTATGGCTTCTCGGTTCGCTTGTACGGACAGGCCTACTGCTCGCCTCAGGGCCAGTACGTTCAGAATCAGCAGCCAGTCACCGTCATGCGCCGCGGCTACATGGCCGTCGCTGTGAAGGGCGGCACCGCCGCTCTTGGCGGCAAGGTCTACCTGGACGCGTCGGGCAAGATCTCCGCTGACTCGTCCAACAACACCGAGATTCCCAACTGCATCTTCATGGGCGCGGCTGACGCCAACGGCCTCGCTGAAATCGCCTTCAACATCTAAGGAGCACTCTCATGCGTTTCAATGATGCTGACATTCAGTCCACCGGCGCTTTCCTTGTCGGCGAACTCGAACGTCTTGACCCGGAACTGTATGAACCGATTACCGACTTCACGTGGTCGCGCGACATCGATCTTCGCACCGACGTGACGATCGCTGACGAAGTTTCGTCCTTCATCTACTCGACTTTCGCGGGCGGCTTCGGCGGCACGAGCGTCGGGAAGAAGTCCTGGATCACGGGCGCCGATTCCACGCCTGCTCAGGTCTCTGTTTCGCAGTCGAAGGTCATCAAGCCCGTCACCCCGTGGGGTATGGATGTCTCCTACTCGATCTTCGAACTCGAGAAGGCCATGCAGACGGGCCGCCCGATCGACGTGCAGAAGTACGATGCGATGCGCATCAAGCATCAGCTCGACATCGACACGCAGGTCTACATCGGCGACACCGAACTCGGCGTCAAGGGCCTCCTGAATTCCGACGACATCGTGACCTCGGGCAACATCGGCACCTACGAAGCGGGCACGACGACGCCTGAACAGGTCATCGAGATGTTCAACGAAGTTCAGAATGCTGCTTGGGCCGCCACCCAGTACACGCGCATTCCGAACCGCATCCTCGTGACTCCGCAGCTCTTCGGCGCTCTCGTGAGCACCCAGCTCCCGAACACGAACATGAACCTGCTTCGCTTCGTGCTTGAGAACTCGCTCAGCCGCACCGCCGGTGGCGATCTTCAGATCCTGCCGTGCAAATGGCTTGCCGACACGACGGTTTTCGCCACGCCGCGTATCGTGGCCTACACGAAGGCCCGCGACGTGGTGCGCTTCCCGCTGGTCCAGCTCCAGTCGATGCCGGTCCAGTACCGCGACTATCAGCAGTCCGTGCCGTACTACGGTGCTCTCGGCGCGGTCGAAATCGTCCGTCCGGAAATGCTCTACTACGGCATTCTCCAGGACTAATTGGGAGGACTCGGCATGAAGCGAATCACGCTCAAAAGCAACGTCCGTTTTACCGAACGAGGCGCCGTGAAGAAGGTCTTTGTCTTCGAAAAGGGCAAGACCTACGAGGTCGAGGACTCGATCGCAGACAACGCCTTCATCAAAGAGCGTCTCGCTTCTGTCGAGGTACTGAAGAAGCCTGCGGCAAAGCGCAGGGCAAAGAAGGAGGTGAGCAATGAGTCAGGCTCTGACGATTGACGAGTTTCGTACTCGATTCCCTGCGTTCACCTCCGAGCTTTTCCCTGACGGCGCGGTGCAAATTCGCCTGACGCTTGCGGACAAGTTCTTCGACGATGCGCTGTGGAGCGATCCTGATGTTCGAAAGCACGTGATGGGTCTCTACACCGCGCATTTCCTGTCGATGGACGGTTCGAAGTCTTCGGGCGGCGCAGGGCGAAGCGATCCTGCTTCTGGCCTTGTCTCGAGCAAGTCGGTCGACGGTGCAAGCGTCAGCTTCGATACCGGGTCGACTGCTTGGTCTAACGCGGGATTCTGGAACTTGACGCCTTACGGCAAAGAGCTCTGGTATCTGATGCAGATCCTTGGTGCGGGAGGCATTCAGCTGTGAGTGCAAAGACCATCCTTTCGGTTGAGCATAAGGTCAAGAAATCAAAAAACCTTAAGAAAGCGTTTGAGGACATAATGCGGTCTTCGATTTACGTCGGCATCGCCAACGATTCGTCCAAGAACGGTCGAAAGGACGGCGCACCGACAAACGCGCAGCTCGGCTACATCCACGAAAGAGGCTCTCCTGCGGCCAACATCCCTCCTCGACCGTTTCTTGAGCCCGGCGTCAAGTCGGCAAAAGAGAAGATCGAGAAGGGGCTTGAGCGTGCTGCAAAGATGGCCATGAGTGGAGACGAAAAGGGTTTCGAGGCTCAGATGGAGCGCGTCGCCCTTTCGTCGGCCTCTGCGGTGAAGGGGTACATGAGGAGCGGCGAGTTCGCGCCTCTGTCAGAAACCACTATTCGCAAACGCCTGGAGAAGATCAAGAAGTCCGGTGGCACCGGGTCGGTAATCAAGCCGCTCATTGACACCGCAAGCCTCTTGAATGCAATCGACGGCGTTGTCGTGAAGGAGTAACTCATGGCTGAACTTGATGTATCCGAGGTCATTCGTGACCCGCTCTTTACGTCGCCGGTGACGCTCGTCAAGAAGGATCAGACCTATGACGCCTATGGGAATCCAACGTGGGTCGAAGAAGAGTCTGAGTCGCTTGATGCGGTTGTTACGTCGGACATGAAGAATCTGGAACGCGTCCCCGAGGCACTGCGGTGCGCGGGGATGATTCTTGTGCGCTTCATGATCGACGACGCGCCCGAGGGCTTCCGTGGCATTGGCTACGACACTGTGCTTTGGCGTGGCCGAAGCTACGTCGTCAAGGACTGTGCGGACTACTCGCAGTTTGGTCAGGGTTTCATTCGAATGATCTGCTGGCCTGGAGATTCGATCAGTGCAGAACCCGCTTTTTAAGGCCGCCACGGACTCGGCCAAGGCAGGCGTTCTCTCGCCGATCGAGACGGACTATCGAGACCCGAACGATGTGCTGAGGCTCTACCTCAGCGCACTTACGGGCATCGACCCGACTCTCGTTCGTAAACGCTGGCTGTCTGAGCCTGGCGATCAGCCTCCGATTGCCGTCGACTGGGCGGCAGTTGGCGTTGATCGCGTGACGACGTGGGGTACGCCATTCATCGAGGGTCGAAAGCCCGAGACGATCAGCGACCCCGACGACGTTCAGCAGACCTCGTGGCAGACGCTTTGGTGCGTTGCGTCTTTCTACGGGCCTAACGCCGCCGATCTTGCCGACCTTTTCCGATCTGCTTTGCTAGTTCCGCAGAACGACGCCGCGCTTCGCCAGTACGGCTTGACTACGCAAGGTGTTGAGGATGACGTGATTCACGTCCCCGACCTTCTTTTTCAGCACTGGGTAGATCGCTACGACGTGACCTTCAAGGTCGGTCGCTCGGTTACCCGTTCTTTCGGCGTTCGCGCGATCGTGGCCGCCGGAGTCAACATTCTCACGGAGAAAACCTATGTCCCTTCCGACCCTGCCGGTCAGTGACGTGGTCAATGTACAGATCGTGATGTCGCCGCGTGCGGCCGCGCTACGCGACTTCGGCGCTACGCTCATCATCGGCTCGTCCGACGTGGTTGACGTTGAGACCCGCATTTGCACCTACGCTTCGACGGAGCTCACGCAGATCGCCGAAGCCTTCGGCTCCACGTCGCCTGAATACCTGGCCGCAGTTGCCTTCTTCTCGCAGTCCCCGCAGCCCTCCGAAGTGCAGATCGGACGCTGGGCCAAGACCGCAACCTCTGGTCAGCTCCTCGGCTCGATCCTCTCCGTCGCTCAGCAGGAAATCTCGAACTTCCAGAGCATCTCTAATGGTGCGTTTGACGTGACGATCGACGGTCAGGTTGTCAACGTGACGGGAGTTGACCTTCAGGCCCAGAGCAACCTAAACGGCGTTGCCTCGCAGATTACGGCGGCCATGCAGAGCAAGGGCACGTGCCTTTGGAATGGTCAGCAGTTCGTCATCAAGTCCTCGACGACGGGAACGTCTTCGACGGTCTCGACGGTCACCATGACGGAGCTTTCTTCCGCCCTCGGCATCGACAAGGGCACGACGACCGTCACGGGCGCCGCCGCCGAAACGCTCGTTGACGCCATCAACGCGCTCATCGATCGCCCGTCTTGGTACATGGCCGTCCTCGCTGCCGATTACGAAGACGACGATGCTGTTGCCGCGTCCGCTGTCATCGAAGCCGCTTCGCCGTCGCGCGTGATTGCCTACACGCTCAGCGACACCGCCGAGCTCAATCCTTCTCAGACGACCTCTCTTGGGTACAAGCTCAAGAACGCGGGCTACAACCACACGATCACGGCCTATTCGAGCACGAACCCTGCCGCCGCCGCGTCCATCCTCGGTCGCATGGCAACGGTCGACTTCCTCGGCTCGAATACCACGATCACGCTCAAGTTCAAGCAGTGCCCCGGCGTCACCGCCGAGAACCTCACGCTCTCGCAGGCCAATGCTCTGCGCGAAAACAACGTCAACGTGTTCGCGGCCTACGACAACGACACGGCGATCCTGCAGGAAGGCACGATGGCCGGTGGTTGGTTCATCGACGAACGCCACGGCCTTGACTGGCTTCAGAACTACGTTCAGACGGCCGTGTGGAATTTGCTCTACACGAGCACCACGAAGATCGGCCAGGACGACGAAGGCTCCACGCATTTGGTTGCCACGGTATCCGAAGCCCTTGAGCAGGGCGTTCGCAACAACCTCATCAGCCCTGGTGTTTGGCAGGCCGGCGGGTTCGGTGCGCTCAAAACGGGGGACACGCTCTCGACCGGGTACTACGTGTACATCCAACCGCTCGAAGAGCAGTCCGCCGCCGAACGCGAAGCGCGTCAAGCACCTCCGATTCAGTGCGCCGTGAAGCTCACGGGCGCGATCCACTTCGTGGACGTGACGATCAACGTCAACCGATAAGGTGAATGAATGGCTACTTACTCCTTTCTTCAAGTCACCGCGACACTGACGGGTGCCGCAGGCGTCATCAACCTCGGCTTCGGTGCGGCGGGGTCCAAAGAGGGCATCACCGTCGCTCAGACGCAGGCTCGAAACGCGATGACCCCTGGCATCGATGGCTCCGTGATGCACAGCCTTCGGTGCGACAAGTCGGGAACGGTGACGATTCGGCTTCTCGAAACGTCCCCTGTCAACGCTCAGCTTCAGGCGATGTATGACGCGCAGTCGCTCACTCCTTCAGCTTGGGGCGCCAACGTCATCGTCATCGTCAACAGGGGAAACAACGAAACGACGATGTGCCGCAACGTCGCGTTCCAGAACGCACCGACGGTGACGTATGCCGAGGACGGCGCTATGCGCGAATGGGTTTTTGACTGCGGTCAGATCGACCGCGTGACTGGGACGTACTGATGGCTATCGCACCTGAACCTGTTGTTTTGGGGGATCGCGAGTACATGATCGGGCGACTTGACTGCTTTGATGCAATGCACGTCGCTCGACTCATCAGCCCGCTCCTTCCCTCCTTCTTTGGCGAAATCATGACCCGCGTCGTCGACCTCGTGAAGAAGTCGAAGGATGAAGAGGGCGCGAGCATTGACGACATCTTTGCGGAAGTGACGCAGGTCGTCGCTCTTTGTGAGCCGCTTCTCTACCGCCTCTCTTTGATGGATCGCGAGAAGTTCGAGAGCGTCGTCAAGACTTGCCTTTCCTGCGTCGAGCGCAAGACGGGCAAGACCTTCGGGCGCGTAGTGGTCAACGGCAACCTGATGTTCGCGGACATGGAAATGACCGAGGTTCTCGGTCTCACCGTGCGCGTCATCAATCGTGAGCTTCGCCCTATTTTCGTCGAGCTTCTTCGATCTGCCGGAGGCTCGGCGGAAGCATCCCCGACGAAGTAACGGAGAGGATGATGACTCTGCCGGACGGTATGGATTTCCTGATCCGTCCGGTAGAGGCAGGCATGTGCAGATACGAAAGTCTCCGAGACGGCACATTGACGCTCGAAGACATCCTTCTCATGAATGCGTACCTTGACAACCGTGCGCACAATCTCGCGGAAGTTCGAAAATGGCAAGCATCCTTGAGGGATTCCTAGTACGGCTTGGCTTCGATGTTGACCAGGACGGAATGCAAAAGTTCAACGCCAACGTCGCGAGTGCCGCAAAGCGCGTCGCCGAGATCGGAAAGGCGGCGGCTGCAACAGGCATTGCCGTCGGCGCGGCGTTTGTCAAGTCTGCAAGCGATGTCGACAAGCTGTACAAGATCTCGAACAACACTGGGGCGAGCATCAAGGGGCTTCAGGCCATCTCTCGCGCCGTCGCCAATGTTGGTGGAAACGCGGAGAACGTCCAGGCGGCATTCGTTTCGCTGTCCGACAACATCAAGACCTACGGATCCAGCTTTGAGCAACTGCTCAAAAACAACCTGGGGGTGAGCCTTTACGACGCTCAGGGCAGAATGCGAGACATGGCAGACGTCTTCGTCGACCTGCGCAACAAGATGGCTGAGATGGCGAAGACGAACCCGGGCTTTGCCAAGCAAACCGCAGAGCTCATCGGCCTTGGCGGCGCATTCGACGACTTGATGAAGAAGGGGTTTGCCGAAGAGCTTGCTCGACAGCAGAAGGCTTCTGCGGCTTGGGGCGACTCTCTCGACAGAAACGCTCAGCGCGCAAACAACTTTACGACGTCGCTTAGTCGTCTGTGGGATACGATCACGACCGGTGCGCAAACCGCATCTCTTGACTTTCTGGAGGTCTCGGGTCTTGACACTTGGGTCGAGAACCTTGCGAAGACGGCGGAAGTCGAACTTCCCGCCTTGGCAAAGACCTTCAAGAAGGGGCTGCAATCCATTTTTGATGGAAGCTGGTGGGACTCCATCAAGGAAAGTTTTTCTGCGATGTCCGTAAGAGGCGCCGCATCGGAGGAAATTGAAGATCCCGAGGTGCGAAAGCTGGTAGAGGGCTACGCTGAAAAGAGCAACCTGCGAACCCTCCCTGAGCAAATTGCCGATGCCCACGAGGATTCGAGAACCGAAACGCAGTTGGCCTACTCAAATCCTGCGACCGTTCCGAAGTGGCGACCTGGCGCCAAGATGGATGCTCCGAAGCCCCAGAAGCCTCTCGGAGATCCTGTGGGTGAGGGCTCGCCGCAGGGGGGCGATGTTGATCCTGTGGCCAATAACGTCGAGGCCGACGTTGCGACGCGGTACGTCGACAGCGTTGCGACGCGTCAGGCGGTTGGAGACGTCGTTCAGTCGGGCGGGACGGTAAGCGATAAGCTTCAGAAACAAGGCGGGGCTTCAAACTTGACTGTCAACCAGAACATCGTCGTGAACGGAGTTCAGGACGGCGCAAGGTTTGCGAAAGACCTGGCGAAAACCACGAACGAAACGGTTAATCGAAACGTTGGCGCAAACGCCTTCTAAGGAGGTCAAATGCCTTCACTTGAAGCCCTCCTTTTGGGCACCAAGCGCTCGATCGAGCCGACCAATCTTGAGGGTCAGGTCACGGGTGAAGCGATCATCCCTGACGTGACGATCGCAGAGACCCACTCTGACGAGGTCGTCGTGACGACGCACCCCGTGGACACCGGCGCACAGATAGCAGACCACGCTTACCGACAGCCTGCCTCTGTTATCTGTACGTTCGGATGGTCGGACTCTTCACGACTGGTCAACTCACTCTTTGACGGCTCTCTGTTCAAGGGCATCGAGTCGGTCAAGGATGTGTACGACAAGCTTCTGCGGCTCAAAGATGCTCGGCAGGTGCTGAAGCTTTCGACGGGGAAGCGGGTCTATGACGCCGTAATCATCACGAAGCTGATGACGACGACCACGGTCGACACCGAGAACTCGGCGATCATCGAAGTCACCTTCCAAGAGATCATCACTGCACGGGCGAGAACGGTAACGCTTGCATCCGTCACGCAGTCGAACGCAAGCCGAACCGCAGGGACGTCTAACGGCGGAAATCGATCTGCTCAGCAGATTCTCCTCGGAGGTGCTCGGTAATGGCGACTTACGAAATCCCGCTGACGGCAGGGGCGCAGCGCTTTACCGTCAACTTGGGCGGCATTCAGTACCGAATGACGCTTACGTACCGAAATGCGGTCGGCGGCGGCTGGTTCTTGGATATGGAGCGGATCGACGAGGCGGACGCCATCTTCGGCATGCCGCTCTTGATCGGCATCGACCTTCTTGCCCAGTACGAGCACAAGGGCTTCGGCCACCTTGCGGCGCTCATGGACGCGGGAGCGACCGGAGAGCCGTCCTTTGACGACATGGGTTCGACGATTCATCTCTACTGGAGTCCTGACGCATGGAATACTCTCAGTGGCTTAGGTATTTCAAGCTGACCGTCGCGGTTGACGGATCCAATACCGAAGCGCTTGACCTGAGCGACTTTCGCGTGCGCTTCTCGATCACGCAGGCCGTGCTTGGCAAGCCGACGACGGCAGACATCACGGTCTACAACGTGTCGAAATCGACCGTCGACCGAATTCAGGTTCCCACGAATCAATCGGTAGGTAACCGACGTCTGAAGGTCATCATCGAGGCAGGGTATCAAGACGAGCATGCGACGATCTTTCAGGGCGACCTCTGGTGGAAGTCAACCGGCAGAGAGTCCGAGACTGATACTTTCATGCGCCTGATTGCCGCCACGGGCGACCGAGCGCACCAGTACGCAGTCGTGAACGCCGCGATCCCTGCGGGCGCCACGCAGGCTCAAGTCTTCTCAGTTGTCGCAAAGTCGATGGCAGAGAAAGGCGTTGAGTGTCCCGGTGTCCCTCAGGAGCTTGCGACGACCGTCAAACTGCCGCGCGGCAAGGTGATGTACGGAATGTCAGCAAAGGCCATGCAGGGACTTGCGGACACGAACAACTTCTTGTGGGGCTACGGTTCGGGCGGCCTGGTGGCGATTCCAAAGACGCCCAGTTACGACGAGCGAAGCGACGTTGTCGTGCTCACGTCTCAGACTGGACTCATCGGCCGCCCAAAGCTGACTGTGAACGGCGTCGAGCTTCAGTGTCTGTTGAACCCTCGAGTCGATGTTGGCTCTTACATCTTGATCGACAACCGGAGTGTCCAGCGTGATGCCTTCGATACGAGCTATCAAGCCGACATCGTGAAGAACGTGGCGACCGAGGACTCGATGCTGAGTGCTGACGGACTTTACCGAGTCATCTCGCGCGAAGTCGTCGGAGATACGCGCGGCACCGAGTGGTATTTGAACCTCATCGCAGAGGGCGTCAACGCGGCAGTCAAGCCGATGACGCCAACCGTCCTCAACAGCTTCACCAACATGTAAGACGATGATCGATCCAAACACCTACGTAGGCGACCCGAACGCGATGCTCGATCAGGCGATGACAGCAAGGCTGTCAGGGCTTTGGACGGCTCTGCCCGGCATCGTCCAGGGCTTCGACCCTGTTGCCATGACGTGTCAGGTTCAGCCTGCCATTCAGGGCAAAGTTCGAAGCGAGGACGGCTCGATCGTCCTCGTGAACCTTCCAATGCTCCTTGACTGCCCCGTCGTCTTTCCTCGCGGCGGCGGGTGCTCGCTCACCTTCCCGATCAGGCCGGGCGACGAGTGCCTCGTCGTCTTCTCCAGTCGAGCGATTGACCTTTGGTGGCAGTCGGGCGGCGTTCAGCCTCCCGTGGAGATGCGAATGCATGACCTCTCCGACGGCTTCGTGCTTGTCGGGCCGTACTCGCAGACGAAAGTCCTGAGCGCGGTCTCGACGGACGCGGTTCAGCTCAGAAGCGACGACGGTCAAGCGTTCTTTGAGCTCAACCCTCAAACGCACGACTTTACGCTTTCGACTCCTGGGAACTTCTCGGCTACGGTCAACGACTTTTCAGTGCAGTGCCAAGGGTTCTCAGTGCAGTGCAACAGCTTCACCGTCAACGGATCGACCTGCGACGTAACGGCCGGCTCAAGCGTCACGATCACCGCTCCGACGATCGCTCTAAACGGTCAGATCACTGGCGGCGGATCAGACGGAGCCTCGGCGACCTTCACGGGCGACATCAACGCCTCTGGCGACGTGACGGCAGGCTCTACCAGCCTGCAGGGGCACGTTCATGGCGGCGTCCAGGCAGGCGAATCGGATACGGGAGTTCCCAAATGAGAGTCCGAAAAATCACATCCGACGGCGACTATCGGCTCGGCCACGGAAACTTCGACTTCTATCAGGACACGGCCGAGGGCGTCGCGCAGAACGTGATGACGCGTCTTGCGCTTTGGCGCGGAACGTGGTTCATCGACACGCAGGCGGGCACTCCTTGGCTGCAAGAGATTCTCGGCAAGCATGAGGCCGTTGACGTTGTCCTGAAAAGCCGAATCCTCGACACGCCGGGCGTGCTCTCGATCCAGTCCTTCGAAAGCATCCTTGACCCTGACACGCGTCGCTTGACCGTTTCGGCAATCATCAACACCCAGTACGGGGACGCAGAAATTATGGAGACGATCTGATGGAACCGGTTTTCCAAGTCACAGAGAGCGGAATCAGCGCCCCTTCCTATGAGGAGGTGTTGACCTATCTTCAAACCGAGGCGCGCCGAATCTTCGGATCCGATATCAACTTGGATGCGGACACGCAAGACGGCCAGCTGATTGCGATCTTTGCGGCGGCCATTCACGACACGAACTCCCAGGCCATTGCGACGTACAACTCCTTTTCGCCCCTGACGGCAAAGGGCGTTGCGCTCGACAGCGTCGTAGCGGTCAATGGCGTGGAACGCCAAAAGGCCACGGCCTCGCAGGTCGACCTTCTCATCGTCGGTCAGGCCGGCACGATCATCACGAACGGCGTCGCGCTCGACAGCTTCGAGAATCGTTGGCTCCTGCCTGCGCAGGTTGTTATCCCCGTGGCGGGCGAGACGACCGTCACTGCGACGGCGGAAGAGCTCGGAGCGATCGAGGCATCGGCTGGATCCATCACGAAGATCGGTACTCCGACGCTTGGATGGCAGTCCGTCACGAACCCCCTGTCGGCCACCGTCGGCGTCCCCGTCGAGACGGACGATCAGCTTCGCGCTCGACAGGCGAAGAGCACCGCGCTTCCGAGTGTGGCGCTTTGGGAGGGCATACTTGCCAGTCTTCTTGACCTTGATGGCGTTACTCGCGTCTCGGGAGTCAACAACGACACGGACCAGACTGACAGCCACGGCGTGCCTGCGCATACGATCGCGATGATCGTCGAGGGCGGTCATGTCGATGAAATCGGCAAGATGATCTTCCTCAAAAAGTGTGAAGGCACGGGGACATTTGGCGATGTTTCGACGACGCATGTTGATGAATACGGATTCCCGCACAACATCACGTTCAGTCGCCCGGTCGTAGTTCCGATCTACGTCACGCTGACGATCAACCCCGCACCCGACTACCTTTCTAGCGTCGCGAACGAGCTTCGAGAACGAATTGTCGGATATGTCAACTCGCTTGCGATCGGCGAAAGCGTGAACATTGGTCGCGTCTTGGCCTCGGCAATTTCTTCCTGCCCGGGGGTGGACACTCGGTTTGACGTGATTGGTATCACAATGGGCAAGACTCAGGAGGGACAGTCGGGCGCAAGCATTCCTATCAAGTGGAACGAGGCGGCGACTTGCTCTCTTGAAGACGTGACGATCACGGTGAACGCATGAGCAATACGAATCAATACACCGATCTGATTGCCGGGGCGCATCGGAACAAAGAGAAGTTCACCGAGTGGATCTACACGCTCACCGAACCGCTGAACCAGGCTCGCGAAAAGCTGATCGAGATGCAAGCGTTGTTTGACGTGGAAACGGCGGTTGGCGTTCAGCTTGATGCCGTTGGCGCCCGCGTCGGCGCGTCGCGAATTCTGCCGACAAAGCTTGTAGGCGTTTATTTTGCACTTGACGACGTTGGTGGTGTTGGACTTGACCTTGGCTTGTGGAAGGGGCGCTTCGACCCTGACGACGGGCTGATCAGTCTTGATGATCCCACTTATCGGGCGGTCATCAAGTCCAAGATCCTGATGAATCACTGGGATGGCACCAATGAGTCGCTCCCAGGATTTGTGAATAAGATGCTCGGTTTCTTTGGTGTGTCCGGCAAGGTCATCGACATCCAAGACCTAAAGACGATGCACGTCATCATCAACCTTGGTCCCGAACAAACTCCACGGGTTGTCTATGAGCTTTTGAGCCGCCGAATCATCGACGTTGTCGCAGCTGGCGTCGCTCTAAAGATCACGGACAACCTCCCTTGGTTCTCCCTGGACTTCGAGACGGACTCTGTCCAGGGTTTGGACAATGGGTACTGGCTCCCACTTTCATAACTGAAAACGCTTCACTTGCCGCCTATGTGCGGCTTTTTTTTATGGGTGAAAACATGGCAGGTGTAAATCAGCTATTGCCTTTCGCAAACGGCGACACGCCGAACGTCATTTCATTCGACGACTGGAACGCGCTGTCGGCGCGACAGAGCGGCTTTCAGAGCGGTATTGCCAGCTCTCAGCAGTTCAACTACATCTTGGCCCAGGGCGGCGCGGCAGGCTACGTGATCGGCCAACTGGTGGCCGACTACACGACTGAAACGGCGACCATTTCTGCGACTCCGCTTTATCAGTCATTTAAGCAGGCGATGAGTTCGTTCGTTTCGTCCTCGCCCGTGACCGCCACCGGAAGCACGACGCCGCGTCCGCTCGACGAGCGATTTGCGGATTCGATCAACGTCAAGGACTTCGGCGCGGTTGGTGACGGAAAAACAGACGATACAGAAGCGATTAAGCATGCACTCGCCGGCGGACGCAAGACAGTTTTTTTCCCTTCGGGGGTTTACCTTGTAGACGTTGCTGA